TACACGAGACCCAACTTGAAAAGATGCCTGAGCTTCCTTCGATGGGAACTCTGGACATCCGTGAAATCCTCAAATCTGACTTCGCATTCGCCTAAAGGAATCCTAAAGATGAACCGTACCAACTTCGAGAAAACCCAACGCTCCGCACCTCGCCGCAACGATGACGAGATGGAGTCTGTAAGGGCCCGTAAAGGCAAGCTCAACAAGACCTCCCGTGGCAATCGCACTGAGTGGGAGAGCCTGTAATGGTCAGGGTGAGCACCTGCCGAAACGTTGCAACCATGTCCATCGACATTGAGATAGGCACGAGGGAAAGCGCGATCAGGATCTCTCATTATGAGCATGACCTGCAGTGCGACATGCGCCATTGGGTTGGCGTTAGCGGCTCTCGCACTGAAGTGATTCCAAAGGAGTACCTGATGCTCTATGAGTACCTCAAGGACTCTGGTCGGGTGATCTATCTGACTGCTGACATCGCCATGCAAACCATTCGTTACCTGAAGGAGACCAATTAAATGCAAGTCCTCGTATCTGCTACCTCGTCCAAGGTCGAAGACCTGATCCTGATCGAAACCACCACCACCATCGGTGACCAAGTGACCTCGCACCGCACCGGCTACGATGCTGCTGAGCTGATGGAAAACCGCTTCCTCAGTGGTGACCTTGAGACTCGCATCGAGGCCCTTCGCCTGGGCGCAGAGGCTGTCACTGTGCGTGCCGTTGAGGCCCACTTTAAGACCCTCATGAAGGTTCTCCAAAAGGAACCTGAGGTCACCGAAGTGCAAGGCGCAAGAGCTGACGTTGTGGTCCTCGATGCCACTCCGTTGAAGAAGACCCCCGCCAAGAAGGCATCCAAGGGAACTCCTAAAGAGATCCTTGAGGCCGCTGACAAGATCGTCGCTTTCGAAACTCCTACCGAATCCAAGTAAGGGAAACACCATGTCCAAAGTCGAAGCTGTGATCCTCAACACCAAACCTTTCCGCCCTACCGACTACAACGAGAAGGCTATTCAAGCCGTGATCGACGAGTCGTACCTGACGTGTGACGTGAAGAAGGATGGCGTCCGCCTCAACCTGATCGTGGGTCCTGACGCTGGTGAAGGTCACCCGGTCGAGTGGCTCTCTCGTGAGGGCAAGCAGTTCCCGGCACTGGGTCGCGTGATGCCTCTGGACGCCGATGAGCGCTGGAAGCGGTTCTTCAACCCCAACCTCGGGGAAGGGATGTTCCGCGACCATGGTTTCATGCTGGACGCTGAGTTGATCCTCCTCGACTGTCTGGGCACTGAGGTTCCCTGTAAGACCACCTCTGGATGGCTTCGCCGTAAAGAGTATGACATGCACCTGAGCCGTCTTCGGGTCTACGTCTTCGACATCGTTCCGCTGGACGTTGTGATGTCCGGTGAGGAATACGAGGTCTTCTTGACCGTCCGAAAGATGCACGTTGAGTATCAAGTGGCAATTCTCAAGAAGATCTTCCCGGAGATCGACTGGCGGGTCGCTGAGTCCTTCGACGTGTTCTCCATTGAGACCATGCCTGTGGTTGAGCGTGAAGGCTTCGACGAGGATGGGAACGAGATCGTTGTGACCCTGCAACCACCACTCTCGCTGAACCAACTCTATGAGACGGTCCGTGCGAACGGTGAGGAAGGGCTGGTCTGCAAGGACCCTATGGGCTACTACCGCCGCTCGAAGTGCTCTGGCTGGTGGAAGAAGGTCCCAAGCGACAACGAGGATGGGATCATTCAGGGCCCTATCTGGGGCACCAAGGGTCTCGCCAACGAAGGCAAGGTGATAGGCTTTGAGGTCCTCCTTGAGTCCGGTCATGTGGTCAACGCCTGCAAGATCAGCAAGGCACTGATGGATGAGTTCACGGACACCGAGACTCGCCTTCCGGGCTACTACAAGGGCCACACGGTTCGAGTGAAGTGCATGGAACGCTACCCTGATGGGTCGATGCGTCACCCAAGCTTCGACGAGTTCCGTGGCATTTCCTCACCGTTTATCAAGGAGTGATCAATGTGTGACAAACGAATCAAGGAACTCATTGAGCGCCTTGAGAAGTACCCAGCGAACCGACGAGTCCTCCTATTGGAGACACTGATTGGCTATGGCTGGTCTGACTGCCTCTGGGGTGACCTTGAGGATCTCATGACAAGAGAGGAAGACGAAACTTAGCGGTAACTCAATGAGCCTCATCGACTTCGGTCGGTGGGGCTTTTTTGTGCCCATCACAATAGGAGAAATCTATGGAACACATTGATTCGATAGCCGGAATAGCGTGGGCCGTTGTAGGCATCTATTGCACCGGCCTGTGGCTGCTCGGGAAGGTGAATTAAAAACCCTCACTGTTGCGACACACATTCAAACCGTGAACAGGAGAACCAATATGAAAGACCGTTCCTTCATTCATCGCACCACCCAATCCCGAGAAGCCAAGGCAGACAATTTGCGGCGCTTCGGTCCAGCTCCAGTGATTGACCAGTTCCCAGCTCAACAGCTTGGCTTCTGGGCGACCATCGTTGCAGCCTTCCGTACCTTCATTAAGTGGGTGCGTGGATGAGCCAGAAGCAGATCCTCGTCCTCAACTCCATCCGTGGGAAGTCCGGCAAGGACACCCTAATCGCTCTGCTCGAATCGAAGGGCTATCGGGTCCATCGGGTGGCCTTTGCGGACATCTTGAAGAAGCAATGTGCCGAGGTCCTCTCGTTCAATGAGATCGAGGCGCGGATCTTGGAGAAGCACATGCACCAGTCCGAGAAGGACCTGGAGACATCGGACCTGTCGCTCTACAGTCTCCCGTGCTCTGACTATAAGGACTGGTGGTTGTCAGTGAACCCAACGCACAACTTCATGAGAGCACCTCGCTCACCTCGCTGGCACCTTCAGCAATACGGCACCGAGTACCGCCGAGAGTTCTGCAAGGAACCCAACGTGTGGCTCGACCAGGGTCTCAAAGAGGTCAACAAGGGCCTTGAGAGCCCTGACGTGGACATTGTGGTAGTCACAGACTGCCGTCTGCCGAACGAGCTGAGTGATCTCGAAGACCTTCTGTGGAAGCCAATCACGCTGTCAACGGGCGACTTCGCCGGTTACCTCAAGGTCTCCACGGTTCGCATCGTCCGCGACTGGTTCATTCCAGGCGTCGATGACCAGGCTTATCACATCTCCGACATCGCCTTGATGGCTGCCCGCTTCGATCACCTCGTGGTCAATAAGCTGGGCGAGCCTTGGGGCATGTTGGGGCAACTCGAAGAACAAGGAGCAATCTGATATGAGCAACGCTGAGAAGCAAAAGATGAAGCTGTTCAAGGCCAAGGTGACCGTCCGGGGGGAGACCCAAGAGGTCCCTATCTGGGCACGTGACATCGACGAGGCGCTCGAAGTGGCTGACCTTGAGTACGGTGAAGACAACGTTCAGCGCTTGCGCTCTGAGGTGACTCAATGAGCGCTGTTGACGTGATGAAACGTGAGCTGAAGGTTGGTCAAACCGTGGCCTTCTGCATGGCTGGCGTGTCGCAGAACATGCGCACCGCTAAGGTCCTCAGAGTCCTCCCAAAGACCGTTGAGCTGGATGCTGAGCGTGAGTATGGCAACAGTCACGTTCGTCGCAACCACCACTCTGTGGCTATCGTGGAGGGCATCCAATGAACCGCGCACAAGGCAACACTCGCCAAGCGCCTGATGGTTTCCTGCACATCCAGAACTTCACCGTGACCAAGCACTCAGGCATGGCCGGTGTGGTCTACACCCACATTCTGGATGATCACCAAAAGAGCCTCGTTGAGGGTCTCTTGATTGAGTGCGCGATCACCGCTGGGATGGTGGATGGATGTGGATACCACCACTTCAAGCACGGTGTGTGGCGATTCCGTAAGGACTTCCTGAAGCGGTATTTCAGGCAGGTCGTCCACGCTACCACCAAGATCATGCAGAACCCGGTGATCGCTGAGTTCAAGACCAAGCTGATCGCTGAGCGTGAGTCGCTGACCTACTGATTTAAAACCCTCACTGTTGCGACACACAACACTTCCCACTTGTACAGGAGACAAACTCATGGCTGGTAACTTCGTTAAGAAGGAATTCTTCTTCACTCCAAAGGGCAAGGCTGAGCCTTACTGCTCGATCCAAAAGCCGGACTACGGCAACCCTGAGAAGGGCTTCGGTAATCCCCGTGGCGTCTATAAGGTCAACTTGACGATGCCCTCGAAGGACGCCCAACCGATGATCAATCGGATCGTCAAGGCTCACGAAGAAAACTATGCGGCCATCTTGGAAGCATGGGCAAATGGTGGCGAGGCTGAGGCCCGCTCCAAGCTGCAACGCGGTAAGAAACTGCTGGAACCCTATGAGGGCGACCTGCCGTTCTTCGAGAATGACGATGGAACCGTGACCTTCAAGTTCTCGGGCTATGCCTCGTACCAGGACTCGAAGACCAAAGAGACCAAAGAGATCGTCCTCAAGGTCGTGGATGCCAAGGGCAAGCGTATTGACGCTGTTCCGGCCATCTCTGGTGGTTCCGAGTTGAAAGTACGTTACTCGCAGTTCGCTTACTCCTTCGGCGCTGTTGTTGGTGCCTCGGTGAAGTTGCAGCTCGATAGCGTGATGCTGATCAAACTGGTCGAGTTCGCCGCTGGTGGTGACGATTGGGGCGGTCAGGAAGAAGACGGTTACGAAGCTCCCGATGATCGCGATGGTGATTGGAAGGGCCAGGACAACGAAGCGCCTGAGCGTGACGGTCCACCTGATTCCTCGTATGACAACGTGGACTTCTGACCATGGCCTATGCCGGTCCCAAAGGTGCCCGAGTAGGGTCCTTCCGTTCCGGCCTTGAGGATCGCAACGCCAAACATATGGACAAGCTCGGAGTCCCTTTCGACTTCGAGATGTTCCACATCAAGTATGTCGTTCCGGCCCGTGAGGCCAAGTATCACCCGGACTTTGTGTTGCGTAACGGGATCATTGTGGAGACCAAAGGGATCTTTGAAACGGACGACCGCAAGAAGCACTTGCTGATCCGTGAGCAATACCCTGAGGCCGACATTCGCTTGGTCTTCTCCAACAGCAACTCGAAGATCTACAAAGGGTCCCCAACTTCTTATGCCGACTGGTGCAAGAAGCACGGGGTTCAGTTTGCTGACAAGTTGATCCCATTAAGTTGGCTCAAGGAGGCACGCAAGGAGTTCCCTGAGGGGATGCTCATTCCGAAAGGAGGTAAGTAATGCCTAAGGCTCAATTCAAGAAGCGATCCCAAACGGACTTCATCGTTGTTCATTGTGCTGCCACCAAGGCGAGCATGGACATTGGCGTTCGTGAGATCCGTCAGTGGCACGTTCAGAAGGGCTGGCTCGATGTTGGTTACCACTTCGTCATTCGCCGTAACGGCACTGTAGAAGATGGGCGACCGCATGATGTAGTTGGCGCTCACGTCGAAGGGTTCAACAGTCGGTCGATTGGCATCTGCCTCGCTGGCGGTATCGACGCTAAAGGTAACCCAGAGAACAACTTCACGCCTGAGCAGTTCAATTCCCTGAAGCTCATGCTGATCGCCCAAATGCGGACCTATCCGCACGCCACTGTGGTTGGTCATAACGACCTCTTCAAGGGCAAGGCGTGTCCTTCCTTCAAGGTCTCTACCTGGCTTCAATCAGTCGGCCTCTGATTAAAAACCCTCACTGTTGCGACACACCCTCTTAGGTTCTCTTTGAGGGTTCGCACTAACTCAATTTGACATCTGGAGGTTCCTATGAATCGTTCCCTGCTGCAAGGCGGGTTTGATCTTTGCGAGCACCTCATAGGCCATGGCATCGGCGCAATCATCGCTGGTGGCTGTGCCCGTGACTTGTTCTTTGGGGTTGAACCTAAAGACATCGACATCATCTGCGCGGGCACTGACCCGGAGACTGTTTCCAGAGCGCTCGATGAAGGTGGCTTCACTTACGAGAAGTTCCCGAAGTACCACACAGGGTCTGATTCGGATCGCCTTCAGGGCGTCTGGAAGATCTCTGGTAGTGAGATCGACGTGATCCTTTACGAGACCGATTGTGTCTCTGAGGCGATCCAGAAGTTCGACTACAACCTCAATCAGTTCGCCATCACTGGCATTCAACGGGGGATCGAAGGGGCATCTATTCGCTTCATGGGTGCTGACTCTTGGACCAATCTGGTGCGCCTGCGTGAAGACGCTCGTGGTTCCCGTGCGGAGAAGATGGAAGCCAAGTGGCTCGATCTGATCCACAAGGCACCGATGCGTGATGGTCGATACGTTGATCAGATCGAGGTGCGAGATGTCGTCGCCTAAGAGCTACCTACAGACCCACGAAGGCCCTCGGGTTCACGTCAAGGTTTGGGTGGAAGCTCATGGTCCAGTTCCTGAAGGGTTCGTTGTGGATCACCGAAATGGTGACATCCATGACAACCGACTGGAGAACCTGAGGCTCGCAACGGTAGCGCAGAACATCGCCAACTCGAAGCTGAGCGTGGTCAATTCGACCGGACTTAAAGGTCTCTCATGGGACTCGGCTCGTATGAAGTTCAGGGGAGCGATCAAGCTCAACTACAAACAGCACGCCGTTCGTGGAGACCTCCTTGAGGTAGCTGCGTGGCTATTCCGAAACCGCGAAGTTCTCCACGGTGAGTTCGCAAGGCACCGATAGGAGGTGACATGGAAGACCAAGAAGAAAGTGTGTTCATCCGTCACATCCCATGCGAGAAGTGCGGGTCCTCGGATGCGAACAGTCTGTTCTCTGACAACCATCAATATTGCTTTGCATGTAGCCCAGAGGAAGCCTACAAGGCCCCCGATGGGGTTGACAGGGGAACTGGCAATCGGGAGACCAAGCGCCACGCTGATACACTGTCGATGAGTGAATGCCAAGGCCGCTATCAAGACCTACCTTCGAGGTTCCTTCAGGAATCCATCTGCCGTCTCTACGGCTACTGGGTGGGCAAGGCGTGGACTCCGAGCGCTGGCAAGGTGGTGCCTGTCCAAGTGGCGAACTACTACGACTCTCAGGGCAACCTTCAATCCCAGAAGGTCCGTGAGGCGTCCAAGGAGTTTTGCACTAAAGGGGACCACTCGAAGGAAGCTCTCTTCGGTCGTCACCTCTGGAATGGTGGTCGCAAGATCGTTGTCACTGAAGGCGAGATCGACTGCCTGACCGTGGCCCAGCTCCAGGGCGGTAAGTATCCGGTAGTGTCCATTGGGCATGGCTCGAAGGCCGCCAAGAAGACCTGTGCTGCGAACTACGAATACTTCGATCAGTTCGACGAGATCATCCTCATGTTCGACATGGATGAGCCTGGGAGACTTGCCTCTCAAGAGGCCGCTGAGGTACTTCCACCGGGCAAGGTGAAGATCGCCGTGTTGCCCTTCAAGGACCCCAACGAATGTGTCCAACAGAAGAACTCCAAGGCTGTCATGGATGCCATGTGGAACGCCTCACCATTCGTACCCGATGGTGTGGTCTCTGCGAAGTCCCTGAAGGCCCGCATCAAGGAAAAGAAACAGGTTCCAAGCTATGAGCTGGTGGCACCTCATGAACTCCGTGAGAAGACCAAGGACGTTCGTGGTGGTGAAGTTGTGCTGGTGACCTCTGGGTCAGGCAGCGGCAAGTCTACGTTCGTTAGACAGAACACCTACAACGCATTCCACAACGTTGGCATTCCGGTTGGCGTAGCCATGCTTGAAGAAGCCGTTGAGGAAACCGTTCAGGACATCGTTGGGCTTCACATGGGATCTCGTGTCCGTCAGAACCCAGATGAGACCACCGAAGAGATGTTTGATGCCGCCTTCGATGAGATCTTCGAGTCCAACAAGCTGCATCTCTATGACGCCTTTGCGGAATCCGCTGAGGACCGTCTACTTGCGAAGCTGGGATACATGGTGGAAGTGGAAGGCTGCAAGTGGATCGTCCTTGACCACATCTCAATCGTGGTCTCTGCGATGGACGGCGAGAATGATGAACGCAAGATGATCGACCGACTAATGACGAAGCTGAAGAGTTTCGCCAAAACGAAGGACGTAGTTGTGTTTGTAATCTGTCACTTGAAGAACCCTGATAAGGGCAAGCCGCACGAGGAAGGACGCCCAGTATCGGCGACTGACCTGCGTGGCTCAGGCGGTCTCCGCCAACTCAGTGACACGATCATCGCAGTTGAGCGAAACCAGCAAGGTGCCAACCCAAACTTGATTCTGTTCCGACTTCTAAAATGTCGGTTCACTGGTGAGACCGGGATCGCTGGCTACATGGAATACGACAAACGTACAGGCCGATTGGTCGCGAAGCCTCATGGCTGGCGTCCTGATGCTGAAGAAGACGAAACCGAAAAGACCGAAGCCGCTTGGCACGGTCAATCCCCCGACTTTTAAAGGAGATCCAACCCATGAAGAACTTCGACCTCGTAACTTTCCTGATCACCCTGGCTGGCCGTGTTCAACGCAAGCGCCACGAGAAGTTGGTCCAGCGTGAAGCCAACCTGCTGGCGTCCATTGAGGCCGCTCGTGATGCACTACAAGTCACCGTCCAGAGTCGCTTGCAGGCCAAGTGGCGCACCGAGGACATCCAGCGCGTCAAGTAAACCGGATTGCATAAATCCAAGAGCCTCCGAAAGGGGGCTTTTTAGTTTCTGCACACCACCAAACCAACCATGTAGAAAGGGGGAAACAACATGCTCGACAACTCCGAAGTCCGTGCTCACCTGCGCAAGGGCGAACAGGCTGTAACTCTGCTGACCTCTTTGGGCTATCGCTATGAAACCCCATCAAACGCACCTCACCTCTGGGTGGCCCCTGAGAACCCTCAGGACGCTCTCAAAGATGCCCTTGAGGCACTCATCAAGACTGGCATCGAACAGGGCGTGGAGAACCAGATGGACGCCTTGAGGAAGACCCAAGCGACTGACACGAAGGGCCCTAACTGGAACCTCGTGGAAGGCATGGTTGGGAAGCTCTTTCGAGTCCGCCAAGAGAACATCCCAGAGAGCCATCCACTGCGTAACTACGGGATGAATCACTTTGCTGGTGTCAACTTCCTTGCTCAATCCATCCAGTACGAGCGACACACTGAATACACCGGTTACACCGTGTCGTTCGGGTTCCGCCTGCGCCCTTACGGGATTCTAAAAGAGGTGCGCCTGCCACTGAGCTGCGCTGCCTTCCAACCATAGGAGGGCAACCATGCTCATCTCTGACATTGAAACGAATGGTCTTCTCGATGAGGTCACGCGGTTCCACTGTGCGACCAATCAGGACTACTTCACTGGGCAATACACTCGTTACAACGAGGCTACCTTTGGGGACTACATCAAGGCCCTCGAAGAGGAAGCTGCGAAGCCTGATGGTCTGATCGTTGGGCACAACTTCATCAAGTACGACATCCCTGTCTTGGACAAGTTGAAGCGCCTCTACTTCGGTAAGCGCTTGAACATCCCTCGCAAGAAGGTCGTTGATACGCTGGTCCTCACTCGTCTGGTCTACAGCAACATCCGTGATCGTGACGCTGGACTGCTCCGCTCTGGGATTCTCCCCGGCAAGATGTTTGGCTCTCATGCTCTCGAAGCGTGGGGCTATCGTCTCGGTGAGATGAAGGGCGAATACAAGCACGACTTCATTGTCATGTGCACCAACGAAGGGATCACCTACACGCCCGGTCTGGAATGGGCTGAGTGTTCCCAAGCGATGGAGGACTACTGCGAGCAGGACGTTCGGGTGACCTCTAAGTTGTTCCGTAAGATTCTCGATGACGGTCACTACTTTGTGAACGGTCAAGGGATCGAAGCGGTTCGCATGGAGCACGGTGCGGCCTGGACGCTGGCCCAGATGGAACGCAATGGTTTCCCATTCGATATGGATGCGGCTGAGCGTCTCTTCTCGGAGCTGGCAGGCAAGCGCATGGACATGCTCGTGGAACTCATCGAGACCTTTGGGTCATGGTGGGTCGCCAAAGGTGGCACTGAGCAGTTCAGGCATCCGGTCACTGGTGAGCCCCTTGAGCGCTACCCACGGGTCAAGTACCCGAAGGTCGGTGACATCTTCACCAAGACCAGAACACGGGACAAGCGAGAGACTTTCGCTGGGGCCCCCTATACGCCAATCGAACAGATAACCTTCAACCCCGGCTCCAGAGCGCACCTCATAAAGGTTCTCAAAGATGCCGGTTGGGTGCCCATTGAGTTCACCGACAACGGCAGCCCAGTGGTGGACGATGAGACCCTTGGATACATCAAGGTCGATGACCCTCACAAGATGAAGTGCATTGAGCTGATCCGCGAATACCTGATGATCCAAAAGAGACTCGGGATGTTGGCTGAAGGCGACAACGCATGGATGAAGATGGTCAAGCCTGATGGTGCAGTCCACGGGAACATCAACCCTAATGGCGCTGGTACTGGTCGAGCAACTCACAGCTATCCGAACATGGGCCAAGTGCCGTCTTCGAGTTCCCCTTATGGGCCTCATTGCCGTGCTCTCTTCGGAGCGATCCATGCGAAGAAACGCAAGGGTTGGGAGAACGTTCGTCAAGTGGGCACCGATGCGGCTGGCCTTGAGCTTCGCTGCCTGGGCCACTATGGGGCTCCTTTCGATGAAGGTGCGTATGCCGAAACGGTCCTCAATGGTGACATCCACTGGGTGAACGGCAAGGCTGCTGGCATCGTCAAGTTCGAGATCCGCGACAAGCACAATGATGAGCATGAGGCTCAGCGTGGCATCGCCAAGACGTTCATCTATGCGTTCCTCTATGGTGCTGGCGATGAACTCGTGGGTGCCTTTGTGGGTGGCGGTAAGAAGGAAGGCAAGGCCCTCAAGAAGTCCTTTATGGAGAACACCCCGGCCATCTCTGGCCTTCAAGGTGCCATTGCGGACCAGCTCATCACTGAGCAGAAGTGGAACCAAGCGACCAAGCGATTCGACATCAAGTGGAAGCGCCGTTGGTTGAAGGGTCTGGACGGTCGCAAGATCCATGTCAGGTCGCCTCACTCAGCCCTGAACTTCCTGCTCCAGTCCTCTGGCGCGATCATCTGCAAGAAGTGGGTGGTGGAAGTTGAGAGAGTCCTCATGGAAGAACACGGCCTGTATCACGGCTGGTATGACGATGAAGGGAAACCCGGTGACTTCTGCTTTATGGCATGGGTCCACGATGAACTTCAGATCGCTGCAAGAACCCCTGAGATCGCTGAGTTAGTCGCAAAGGTCTCTCAAGACGCCATCCGTTCGGTAGGCGAATCATTCAATTTCCGTTGCCGTCTCGATACCGACTTCAAGATCGGTGACACATGGCGCGAGTGCCACTAAGGAGA